ATTCACCTTTTTTCTGTGCATCCAATAACTCATTAATGTAATCGGTAATTTGTTCTATGTATTCAAATTGATTGTTGAATAGCAAGAAACCTTCGTATTCGATTTCCCCCGTTTCTTCATCAACCAATTCTTCAACTTCCAATCCCATTAATTTTGCGTGTGGGAAGTCCCATTTTTGTTCTGTAATAATGAACACAGGGAGAATACCTTTCTTCTGAGCATCCACCGCAGTTTTTACCAATGCAGTTGTTTTACCAGTATCAGAATGACCTAAGAACATGTTTATGTGTCCCATTGCAGGACCCGGTAAACCTGTTGCATCTAAAAAGGCATCTCCTAAGTCAAAAAATCGGTCGGTTTTGAACTTCGCCTGTTTAGAGAATTTACCTTTTATCTCCGCGAAACTTTTTTTCTTTATTGCCATTTATTTTTTTTAATTAAAAAGGGTCCCCATCCTCGGGGCCGACATAGTCGGTGTTGCTCCACCAGATGTTTCCATCAATTTATTTTTTTTGAGGTGGGGACCCGTGTTTTAGTTTTTAGAATGGTAAATCGTCATCAACTTCTTGTGACACTTGTGGATCCTCTACGGGAACATTTGCCTTCAAAGGTGCCGAACCACCGAAATCAGTTTCTGATTCTGATTTTGACACGTATTTCTTTGCCTCTGTATCCCATACAGGTACTTCACCCAATGCAACCATCTCTAAATATTCGATTGGTTTTACTGAATAAACATCTCTCCACGTTGTATCGTCATTTGCCCATTCGTTTGCAATTTCGGAATCGGTGTGTAAAGGAGTTTTATCATCTTGGATGATAGAGTTAATAGTAGTATATTCTCTACCATTAGGTGCCTTGTTTAAGGTCAATGATAAAATCAAGTCTCTACCTTCAAGGATGTCGGTTACATCACCTTTACTTCTAATGATAGGAATGATTTTGTCCAAAGGACCATCACCTTTGTAGTTGTGTTTGAATCTCCAAAATTTAGGACCGTCTTGTTCGTTATCACGATCGATAACTTTTACGATATAAAATTTTCTTGCTCTGTAGTTTCTCGCAATTTGACGATCTGTTTCATCACCTGTTGCTTCTAAACTCTTCTTAACCTCATTAAGTGGTGATCTTTCACCATCTTGTGCGGGGTCATAAAGTTTTACCCATGATCCATTTACTTGGATTTCATGGAACTCAACCTCTTTAAAACATGTACTACCGTCCTTTGTTGGTAGAATTCTGATTCTCTTCTGACCTGAGGTTGAACCTTTTGGTAAGATAGTTGTGAAGTACTTTTTTAGTCGATCTTCACTCGACACTTTGTTGCCGCTTGCGGCAGGTTGCGTATTTTTCTCGTACTGAGAAAGAATCGCGTCAATTGAATTGTTCATATTATTACGATTTAAATTATGTGTAAATAAAAGATACATAAAAAAAGTCCGAGAGTCAAGGCCCCCGGACTTTAAAAGTCAAAATAAATTAAAAAAATTATTTAAGTGTGAGTAAATAAGAGAGTTTGTTAATCTGTGCCAACATCTCATCCCTTATATTCAATAAATCACTGTCTGCAGGATTTATTTCCATTTTTTGAAGGGTAGTCCTAACTGTCTTAATCATACCTAACATATCTACATCAGAAAGATTATTGATTGTTAGGGTTTTATTTTCATCTTCTAAGATGAATCTTCCATGAAGACCCATGCATGTTTCAACAAAACTATCTATAAGTCCATCCAAAACATCATAGGTATCACCCAATGCGATATGTTTTGCGTGGCTTTTAGTTTGCCAATGTAAAATTCTCAACTGAGATTGAAGTTCTAAAAAGAACTGTACATTACCATTCAACTTCATTTTCTTCGTCAGGATTAAAATTAAATGAATCTCTCATTTCTTTATCGTTATAATCCGAAATATCTGATTTAGTGATTATATACTCATTTTTACCACTCGCTTTCATATCGAGTTGTTTTTGTGAGAAGAAGTCCGACGGTTTTTGGTTAAACGGATAAGAATCCAATGATCTCATTTCGAGTCTTTCCTGTGGAGTTGGTTCTTTCATCGTTTCAACTTTATTTTCAAGGTTGTCAATTTTAGAAATCACACTGTCCATTTGGGAAAGTTTTGACTCCAAATCATCTAATTTAGAGAAAAGGTCACCCATCTTACCTAAAACCGCATCATTGTTAGATTTACTGTTATCCAAATCATTTTTAATGTTTTGGGTCATAGTAACCAAATCCGTAATGTCAATCTCCTCCACATCAGAATCCATTGCAGGTTCTTCAACGGGTGCGTCTCCAACAGGGGCATCTCCAACAGGGGCATCACCAACAGGTTCTTCTGCAGGTATGTCATCAACGGCAGGTACTTCTTCATCAGAACCACCAGGTAATGCGTCAGGTGCAACTTCTTCTTGCTCCATAATGAATTTTTTACCGTAATTATTAATACTACGGTATCTCATTAGTTCTTCGTGTAACTTATCCTCTAATTTCATCTTAATCTCTTAATAATTGTCTACCGTCTTCGGTAATGTATTTTTTATTGATTCTTTCAACCAAACCGTCTTTACTACGGATTACATAACATTCTCCCGTATTCATATCACATACTTCTTGTTCGGTACCAGTTTCGTTGAGATTTTTCACCGTTTTGTTACCTAAGAAGTTATCAATTGCGGAACCTACTTTTAAATTGCTCATAATTTCCATTTTATTATAAATATTACATTTTACGTAATTATTCAATTTTAAAGTAAACTACTTCACCATCTTTCAATTTTAAGTCTTTCATTAAATTTTTTGAAAGGGTTAAACCATAAGTTTCTATATCCCCGTCTTTAGTCACATTTCTATCACCGACATCAATAGGTCCATTAACGTACCTTACACCACTGTCAGTATTAAGTTGCGAATCTGCGGTTATTGTTTTTGCAATACTGTTCGAAGGATTTAAAAACTGTGTTTTTGAATCAAATAATAAGTAATCCGCAGTATCGTTTTTAAATGTATCTACCATAAATGGCGCAGACTAGAAATACTTATTACTATTTTTTATTTCTGACCATTCCAATTTAGAAGGTTTAACTGTATGGTTTTTGACTTTAGTCGGTAAGTACATTGCAATAGAATCGGTTAAACCTGGACCCATTGTTATGACTCTAGATCTATACCATATATTTCCTTTGTATTTTACCTTCTGAATTGATTTGTTATTATTATACCCATTGAATGGTATTCCTAATGAAGTGACTCCCGATTCTTTAACCATTTCCTCACCCTCTATTTTAATACCACCTCTATCAGTTGTAAAAGTCCCTTGACTAGTCGTGATTGTTTCTTCAGTTGATGTACCACTTACCGTAGTATTCTTAGCAATCGCAGCATTAAGTATTTTATCAAATAAGACACGGTAAGATGCGGTAAACGATTCTTTAGGGTCAGGTAATGAATCCTTAGGTATCCTAACACCTTTAAACCTCGTTTTAATAGTATTACTTTCAATCTTATGACTTACTTCAACAATCCAATATGCCCCCTCAAATAAAGGAACATTTTTAAGTTGGAAGTACATTGTTGGTTGTATCATTACATTACCCATCGCCTCGACTTCACAACTATAAGAACGGGTTTCGTAGATATCATATAAACCAATATCTATTTGACCAGTTCCTGAACCTGACTCCGATCTACTTAACCTCTCAATTGCAAGATTACTTTCAAATGTATTTCTAAACTGAGATTGATCTAAGGAAATTGACTTAAAGATACCTTGGTTTTGATCACCAAAACTTACCTCAAATGCAACTACCTTATTAGACTTAGATAAATTGGTTGTTTCAAAGAACTTAGGGTTTGTTATAAGTAACGGATTTGACTGAGGGTCTTCTAAATTAAAACCATCGTTTAAATAAAAATATTCTTTATTAATTGTACTTAAATCTAAGTGTTTTGAGGTTCTACCCACATATTGTAAAATCATCTTAGGTGTTGAATATTCTAAATCAACTTCTAAGAACTTCCCAAACATAATATTTGCAATGTCTCTAGATGGTCTAACTCTTGTTTTATTTGAATTATTACCATAGAAGTTTACATATGAAGGTAATGCTCGGATATCCACATTAGATCTACTTAGAATCATGGATATTGCACCATATAATTCTAAGTTTTGATTATTTGAGTGTTCTAATGGAATTAGTTTCTTTATATCAATAAAGAAATCGTCCCCAATGTCTCTATTCGCCTTATCTAAGAATAGGAATTCCTCCATTAATAATCTTTGTCCGATCGAATTACCCGAAATCCATTGGTCATTAAATGACTTAAATGTATTGTATGTCTGTAATTTTAATGGGGTATCTCCATAATTACCAACAATCGCTTGATTATTATTTGAATCTTTATCTCTCTTTAATTCTCTAAGTTTAGGGATCAATCTCTCTAAGAAATTTCTCTGTCTAACTTGATGTGGGACAATTATGTTATCTAAGAGGTAAACTTGGAATGTTTCTCTATTTGCAACACCACCCGATTTTCTATAACCCCCATAAATTTTTACGATAGACCTAAAGTTGTATACATTATCCTCGTTTAATTCAATATCACTGACACCAAAGAACTCTGAGTAATAACCATCAATATCTTCACCAACGAATAAATCAATGTATTTTGAGTTATTTGTGAGTTGTGTTGGGTCGAAAGAACCAAAATCAACTAATCTCTCTATTTCTCGAGAATATGCACTTAAGAAAAATGGGTCTAACTCTTTAGGGTTACTTATTGTTAGTTTCAATAAATTATTCGAAGACATCATCTCTTTAGTGATGTCCGTTAATTTATCAGACTGTCTGTTTCTTATCTTATTAATTACTGTAGGTAGATTATTTAAATCATCACCACTTTCTTTCTTGACAGTAGACATTTCCTTTAGAAGGTCTTGAAAGTTACTATATGAAACATTATCGTACTGTTTATAGGTTTCATATGTTTCTATCCTTTCCCCCGCAAAGTTTAAAAATGCGGTTTCAAATGATTCTAAAATATCAGGACCAAAAGTTCCAATTAAATCTATAACCTTTTTGTTATTCGTACCCATATCAACAAAGTATTCGTTGTATTGTGGTAGAGTTTGTCCTGTTACAGTAAATTCACTATCATTATTAGAAGACCAATTAGTTCTAATATTAAATTGTAACGAATCATAGTAATCCAAATAAGTGTTTCTTATAGAATCACCATAAGAAGGTAATATTGTATATCTTAAATCAGTCGATAAAAACCTACTATTATCAACAAAAGAGTTGTAATATTTTTTTTGATTTGCATCAAATGGTTGTATTAATACTGATTTGTTTGTAATTGCATCATTGAAAGACACACCAGTTGTATCGTTAGGATCAAAATATGTGTAATCGTTGAGTATTTGGTGATAAATTGAACTGTAGTACGGGTATATACCCACATTCATTTCTGATGAATATGTCATACCACTATAAGTTACATTGTTACTATTGTCAAAGAAAATATTCGTATCAACATTAGTTTCAATATTATCGATAATATCAACACCATCCAAAAGGTATGTTTTATATCTATGGTAAATTGCCCCCCATTTTAATATTAAATGATAAGGTATATAATGTGATGCAGCAATCTCCGTAAACAAAGACGATAAACGTAGTTCTTTACCATTAAAATTAATTTTGTCCGTTAAGTCTTTAAAGTTTAACGAATTAAGTAAAAGATATGACGAACCCCTATATTTTCCTTGAGAATTTGTATTATGAAACTCCTCAAATAATATTTTATGAAAATAAGGTGTGTTTAAGATATTGATTTCTTTACCATTGACACCCACATTTTTAAAGATATTGTTGGTATTTTTTACCCAAGACTCGGGTTGTAATGGTGAAACAACAAAACCACTATTAGTATCTACAATGAAAAGATTTTTTACATCTATTTCCTCTTTAGTGAAAGATGTTTTACCTATATAACCCAAATATGTATCTGAAGTAAATGGATAAATTTTTGTACGATATTCTTCATTTACGTAATTGTCTAACTCGGTAGATAGTATTGGGTACTCATCACTTCTTTCGAGTTTAACTATATTTTTGTTGTGTGACTCTAATT